CTGATGCCGTAGACCAGGCTGGCCTCCCATTGGCTGGCGTGGTAGCCCTTGTAATTGGCCAGGCGCAGGCCAATGCCGGTGATCGGGTCACTGATGACCTGGACCATGCTGGCGCCGTCACCGTCGGGCGCTTCCGCCGGGACGCGGGTGGCCAGGACGAAGGCGTCCCGGTGGGCCAGGATGCTGGAGCGGTGGTCCGCCTGCACGGTCACGGTGGCATTGTCGACCACCGCCACTTCCAGCCCGACCTGGAGCGTCAGGACGGTACCGACCAGGGACTTGACCACGTACTTACGGCCGGTGTCGGCCGCAAAATGGATCACGTCACCGGCCAGCATGGTGCCGGCGCCCGTGTCCACGGCCAGGACAGTGGTGCCGGCCGGATAGCCGGCGCCGTTGTTCACCAGGTAGCCGGCGCCGGTTCCGGCAACATGCGTGCCGATGCCCTGGTCCCAGCCGGTCACGAAGTTGGCCAGCATGCCCAGGCGGGCATTGGCGAACAGGGTGCCGCCGGGCGCCTCGTTGAGCTTTTGGAACTGCGGCAGCTTGCCGGCGCTGGCATACTCCAGGGTCGACAGGGCCGCGATGCGGTCCGTTTCTGGGCTCTTGGCATCGCTCAGGATGCGCCACGCGTCCATCAGGACGTTTGGCGTGGTGGCGAAGGGGTCCGCGCCTGCGGCGCCCAGGGCGCGGCCGGCGTTGGCGTCCATGAAGGTCCACGCGAAGGTGGCCATTTCGTGAATCAGGGCGGCCAGGGCTTCGTCCAGCATGCGGACGCGGAACTCGGGGCCGCGTGCGTCGATGGCCTTCCAGTCCTCGCCGGTCAGGTGGAACCTGGCGCCACGGGACTTGCTGATGGTCAGGACTTCGGTGGTCGGCGTGGTGTCGGTCAGGGCGGGCGGGGTGGCGGCCGGGGTGACATCGTAGGGGGTCAGGACGGCCGTCTGGCCCACGTTGACCGTCTGGCCCACGGCGGCCTGGCTGGCTGCGGCGTCCAGGGTCGGGACGTTGAGCAGGAAGCCGGTTTGGCGCAGGACGCGGTTGAGGGATGCGAACAGGACGGGGATCAGGACGTTGAGGGCGTTTGACATGGTAGGGTCCGGGAGGTTGTGGAAGGGGAAGGAACGGAAGGCCTTGGCTCGTCAGTCAACCACTTTCAACGTCCCTTTCCGCATGGCTTCTGCCTGTGCGGGGGTTGGGTTTGATGCGTCCGCTCGCCGGATGGTTCCGGGGGTGGTGATTCCACCGTCCCCTGGCTTTCCGCCCTGGTGCGCGGGTGTCTTGCCCGTCTGAAAGCGTGGCCGGCTCGCCAGCCATTCCGTTAGGTACCCATCCGGGCCCACGGGTTGGCCATCACGCATCAGGGGGGTGCCGTCATCCCCCAACATGCACACCTTGCCGGTTTCCGGGTTAATCCCAGCCCTGGCACGGTGCAACTGGACCATATCGGCCAGGTCCACGTCCGCAAGCCCAGGGCTGGCACGCCTGGCGGCCGCCTCCAGCGTCTGGTCTACCACTTGGCTGGACAGCAGGGCCAGGCGTTTATTGGCGTCCGCCGTCATAATCTCCCGCACCTTGGCAATTTCTCCATCCTTGGCCAGGCGGATGACTTCCTTTTCCTGGGCCGTGGCGGTGGCCAGGTCGGCGGCCGCCTTGCGCTCCGCGTCAATGGTGCCGACGCGGCGGGCCAAGTCCTCCCGCTCCGCCTTTTCCTTGGTCCGGGCGGCCAGGATGGCCTCCGCCTGGGCCTTGGGCAATTCCACGATGATGCCGCCCGGCAGGGTCACCTTGGCGGTTTCCTTGGCGGCTGCGGCGGCTGCGGCGGCTGCGGCGGCTGCGGCTGCCTCATCGCCCGCGCCTGCGCCTCCGCCTGCGCCTGCGCCGCCGTCGCCGGCTGCGGCCATTAGGGTGCGGGACATGATGCGGTGAAACATGGGGGCTCCTACGGTACGGCCTGGCCCAGGACGGCGCCCTGGGCCAGGGTGATGGATTGGGGGCCTACGTTGACCACTACGGCCACAAATAAGCCCAGGGCTTCCGCTGGTGTCTCTGGCTCGGCAAAGGCGCAGGACGTGACCAGGAGGCCGGCCTGTGCCAGGCGTGGTGCCGTGCGTGGCGTCAGGGCGCCGGAGCGGGGCGGCTTGCCGGGGACGCGGAGCAGCACCTGGCGGGGCCGGCCGGGCAGCACCTCCACGTTGCCGTCCCCGTCGGCAAGGATCATGGGCCACGCCTTGGTGGGCAGATCGGGCGGCACGGGGTCAGGTGCCAGCGGGGCCGGCGTCGGTCGACGCTCCGGCTTCCTCCGGGTCGGCGGCCGGGAAGGGCGCACGCGGCGGGAAGGGGCTGGCACCAGGCGCGGCGGCCGGCTTGGTCTGCATGGCCGCCAGCATTTCGGCTTCCTCGTCGGCGGTCAGGCTCAGGTTCCGGGATGCAAAACGCTCCGCCGCCTTCCGCCGGATGACCATGGGTACGGATGCGTTGCCGATCAGGCCCAGGAGGGCCATGGCTTCCGTGGCGTAGTCCGGCAGGTCCGCGTCCGCCGGGTACTGGGTCGCCGCCGGGGCCTCAAATCCCCAGCCGGATGCCAGGACGGCCCATAGACGATTTTCCGCGTCCTCTGCGGCGCTGGCCAGGGCCTGCACAATGTTGCCCATGTCGCTGGCGCGCCAGGCCAGGGCCACGCCACTGGACGCGGCCGACGGGTCGCCGGGCGCCAGGCCGGCCGCCTGGTAGAGGTTGCTGCGCTCATCGTCCAGGCTGGCGCGGATGCTGGTGGCCTGGGCTGGGTCGGCGCCGATGAAGTCCACGCGGCTGGCTGGATTGGGCAGACACAGCACGCGGCAGTTGCCTACCATCACGTCCTTGACCTGGCTTTCCGACACTCCGGAAGCAATCATTTGTGAAAAGGTGACGTTGTAGATTTCTTCGTTGAGCAGGGACAGGAGGTTGACGATGGCTTGCTGCGCCTCTGCGATGGGCGCGGCCTGGCTGTCTCCCAGGGTGCCCTGGCTCAGTGCCGCGTGTGGGTCGAACACAGGGCGCACGCGGACAACCGGAACCATGTCGTACCCGTGCGGCGTCGGCATGTTGAGGGCGGCGCCGACCTTGGAGCCCGTCACGGAAACCCCGGGGGCGTACTCGTCCAGGGCGAAGTCCTGGAAGGCTTCCGTATTCATCCAGCGCAGGATGGGCCGGCCGTCGGCGGCGCCGTTCCAGATATAGAGGATTTCGCAGAGGCTGCCGGCCTCGTCGTGCCAGTTGAGAACGCACGGCGCGTCCATGACGTGGACAATCGGGCGCGCCCCGGCCTGGCGGATTTGCTCCACGTTGGGACTGGCCGGTAGGGTCGCGTTGGTTTTTACGTCGGGCACCAGGTATGCCTCCCGGTCAACCTGGGCGCGGGACAGGGCCAGGCGCATCACTTGATCCAGGGACAGGCCTCCGCCCGTGGCGTCCGCCACTACGTCCGCGTAGATGGGCGGCGTGCCGGCGGGGCGGACCGGCGGCCGGCGGAATACCACGCCCATATAGCGGCGCAGGATCGGGCCGACGTAGCCCCGGGCCTTGGTGGTCCGCAGCCGGCGCTGGTAGCTGGATTGTTCCTCCCGCTCATGCTGCACCAGCACGGGCAGCCCACGGGCGTCCTGGCCGGTCAAATAGCCACGGCCGGCACGATAGGACAGCCGCCAAAATAGGCGCGCCGTTTGGTCGTTGACGTAGGTGGAATGGAGCGGGACGGGTTGGCCGGGGGTCGGGCGCACACTCATGGCCGTAGGCTATATGGCTGCGGCCCGTTGGGAAGTCATAGGCGCCAGTTGGCGGCCGTGGCCTTGCCGGACGGGGCCGTGGTGTCCCAGGCCATATATCCCAGGGCGTCCAATATGTGCCCCCGTTTCCCGTCGGTCCCGGCATTGTAGCCGTCGCCTTTTCTTCCGGTCCGCAACATTTCGTCAATGAGGCGGCGGCACCGGGGATGGACGCGGAGGTGGACCTGGCCGGCGCCGTCCATAATCATCCGGGACAGGTGATTGATGCGTTGATTGATCGGCGGATTTGCTCCGAAGCAGTCGCCCGTCACGTTCCATCCGTCGGCGCGGGCGGTGGCCATGATAACGGTAAACTCGGGATCGCC